TGTTGCTTGATGAAAAGAAAAAAGAACAGGCAATCAAAGATGACTTTCTTGCTTTTGTAAAACACATGTGGCCTGATTTTATAGAAGGTGAACACCATAAGATAATGGCTGAGAAGTTTAACCGCGTTGCGCGGGGCGAGCTCAAGCGATTAATTATCAACATGGCACCAAGACATACAAAGTCTGAGTTTGCATCTAACTTCTTGCCTGCATGGATGATCGGTAACAAACCTGATCTAAAAATAATCCAAGCAACAAACAACGCGGAACTTGCAGTACGATTTGGTCGTAAAGCAAAAACGTTAATGGAGCAGGATGATTTTAAAAAAATATTTAATACAAGACTAAGAGAAGATTCTAAAGCCGCTGGTAAATGGGAAACGGATCAAGGCGGTGAATATTATGCAGCGGGTGTTGGAGGAAGTATCACGGGCCGTGGAGCGGACTTATTGATTATTGATGACCCACATTCGGAACAGGACGCAATGAACATGGCCAGTTACGATCGAGTGTATGAGTGGTATACTTCTGGACCGCGGCAGCGTTTGCAACCTGGAGGCAGGATAATTGTGGTGATGACTCGTTGGAATGTTGCTGACCTAACTGGTAAATTGATGAAAGCACAAGCAGAACCAAAAGCAGATCAATGGGAAGTGATAGAATTCCCAGCCATACTTCCCAGCGGGAAACCGGTTTGGCCTGGTTATTGGAAGCTCGAAGAACTGGAAGCGGTAAAAGCATCAGTAAGTATACTAAAATGGAATGCACAATACCAACAAAATCCAACAGCAGCTGAAGGCAGTATTATAAAACGTGAATGGTGGAATGTGTGGGAGAAAGAAGAACTGCCACCGCTACAGCACGTTATACAAAGTTACGATACAGCGTTTTTAAAAAAAGAAACAGCTGACTATTCTGCTATTACAACATGGGGTGTATTTACACCAAACGAGGACAGCGGACCGCAGTTAATATTAATGGACATGATAAAAGATCGATACGACTTTCCAGAACTGCGTAGGGTTGCAAAAGAACAATACGACTATTGGAAGCCAGAAACGGTGATTGTGGAGGCAAAAGCCTCAGGTATGCCGCTAACTGATGAATTACGCAAACTTGGTATACCAGTTATTAACTTTACACCTAGCAAAGGAAATGATAAACATACAAGAATAAACTCGGTTGCACCTTTGTTTGAATCTGGTATGATTTGGGCACCAGAAACAAAGTGGGCAGAAGAGGTGATTGAGGAATGCGCTGCATTCCCACTAGGCGAACACGATGACTTAGTGGACAGCATGACTCAAGCAGTAATGAGATTTAGACAAGGTGGTTTTGTAGACCATCCCGAAGACTATGAGGATGAGCCGCTACCGCAACAACAAAGGACGTACTATTAATGTCAAAGATAAAACTATTAAAGGGTTTGGCTTCTTTATTTAAAAAAAAGAGCCCCAAGAAAAAAGAGATGTTTGGACCAGCACGTGATCCTGAAGTAGATTACGAAACAGCAGCCGCACTTAAAAAATCACGTAAGCGTTATAACCTAGAAAGACAAAACTTAAATCCATTGCGAAAAGACTTAGATAGAATGATGGAAGAAAGTAATAAAAAAATAGAAGAATCAACAAACGAATTAAAAATAATGTTGTCAGAAATAGAGGAGATGACAAAACAAATAGATGAGTTTAATAAAATTGCTGATGACCAAGGTCTTGATGAAGCACTTGAGCAGATTAATAGAATTTTAAATCCAAAAAGAACATTGAACGCGGACGGTGGACGTATTGGAAAGTTTAAAGGTGGAATATTGGGATTACTAAAAAGAATTAATCCTAAACTAGAAAGAGACATGGTTAAGACAGGTCCATTCCAAACAGGACATAGAGGTGACGTTGTCGGCGATATGGAACAAATTAAAAGTTTAATACGAAATGACCTTACTGACCTTGAAGAGATAGGTAAACTAGAAGACATGATATTAGAATCACCACGATACGGTGATAAAATGAAATCTGCGTTTATGAAATTAATTGATTATGAAAAATTTAGAGCTAATACAATTTTTGAAAATGATAAAATAGCACGATTTATAAAAGAAGACCCAGAAGGAGCAGAAGCATTTTTACAAAGCATGTATAAAGCAGCTGGTAGTTCAAGTGGTTTTAATGAAGGCGGACGTGTAGGTATGGACTATGGGGGTTTTTTGAACCCAGAAAAATTAAAAGAACAGTTTGGTGATTTAAGTAGATCATCACAAATAGGTTTAATGGACGCCGCCACACAGTTTTCAGGATCAGATGCCGCGTTTGATGCAATTTTAAAATTAATGGGAATGAAAGACGGCGGACGTGTAGGTATGTTTAAAGGCGGTAAATTAATAGGTGAGGGTATTGAACAAGCTGCAAGACTTATACTAAGTGGTAAAAAACCTTTTGGTCAAAAACAAACTTATAGACAAAAAGTTAAAATGAAGGGTGTTTCTGATGATCAGTTTGATAAAATATTTCAAGAACAACTTAAAAGAGTTCCAGACGAAGTTGACGACCAAGCAACAGCAGATGGTCTTTATCAAAGCTTAAGAGAAGCAGAAGCTATAATAACAGGTCAAAAACTTGGTTTGTTAAATCAAGAACAAAGAACAAGCATTGCAAAAGCAATGAAAGATAAAGTTAGAGACCAAATTTTTGGAGACAATTCACGTCTTAGTAACGATTACCTAGAATACATGGACGATGCTGTAGCTAGAGTAGAGGATATTATTCAAATAGGTGAACTAGGAGGAGACCTAACACCAAAACCAATTTTTGACGGCTCGGAAATAATTGGAGCCCAAGTAGATTTTAATCAATTGCCTGAGTTATTACAAAAAAAGTTTTCAAAAAAATCAGCAGACATAATACCATTTAAACCACGTACAAAAAAAGCAGGCGGCGGTATAACATCCGCTGCAGATATTGATTATATAAACGAAGCAACATTAGATGCTATTAGAGATAAACCAATGCTAAGCAGATCAACAAGAATGTCTAATATTAATGATGCACTAGAAGATTTAGAAAAATATCTACCAAAACTTTTTGAAGCTAACCAAGGTGGGTTGACACCACCACAAAAAGGACCTATGTCAGAAGGCATGGGTACACTATATAGGAGAAAATAATGGCTGTAGAAAAAGACATAATGGAAAAAAGTAAAATGCCTGTTGATGTTCTACCAGAAGACGTAGAACTAGAGGCGCAAGACTTAAATCCATCTGACATTGATATTGAAATGACAGAAGACGGTGGAGCAGAAATAAACCTAGACCCACAAGCAGAAGCTATGCAAGGTGCAGAACAGCATGATGCAAACTTAGCAGAATTTTTAGAAGACAGTGATTTAAATGTAATTGCAGGTGATATACTAGAAGAGTTTGACGAGTGTGCATCGTCAAGAGATGAATGGGAACAAACATACAAAAAAGGTTTAGAACTTTTAGGTTTTAAATACGAAGACAGAGCAGAACCATTTCAAGGCGCATCAGGTGCAACACATCCAGTTCTTGCAGAAGCAGTTACACAATTCCAAGCACTAGCATACAAAGAACTATTGCCAGCAGGTGGTCCAGTTAGAACTCAAATTATGGGTTTAGAATCATCTGAAAAAGTTGCACAAGCAGTGCGTGTAAAAGATTTTATGAACTATCAGATTATGGTTAACATGAAAGAGTATGAGCCAGAGTTTGATCAAATGTTATTTAACTTACCACTATCAGGTTCTACATTTAAAAAAGTTTATTACGATGCAATACTACAAAGAAGTGTTTCTAAGTTTGTACCTGCAGAAGATTTATATGTTCCATACACAGCAACATCATTAGATGATACAGAAACAATTATTCATCGTGTAAAGATGACATACAATGATATTAAACAATATCAACTTGCAGGTATATACAAAGACATAGACTTAAGTGAAGAAGGTCAATACAATCCAAACGACATAGAAAATGAAAAAGATGAAATGTCTGGTGTTGAACCTAGAAACACAGAGGTGTTTTCTGTTCTTGAAGCACATGTACATTTAGAAATTCCAGGGTTCGAAGATATTGATCCACAAACAGGTGAGTCTTCGGGCATTAAGTTTCCATACATTGTAACAATAGAAGAAAACACAGCACAAGTATTATCTATTAAACGTAATTATAAACAAAATGACTTGTTAAAAAACAGACAAGATTATTTTGTTCATTTCAAATTTCTACCAGGACTCGGATTTTACGGGTTCGGCCTAATACACATGATCGGCGGTTTATCAAGAACTGCCACAGCCGCTCTAAGGCAACTCTTAGACGCCGGCACCTTGTCAAATTTACCGGCCGGATTCAAAATGCGAGGCATCCGCGTCAGAGACGAAGCTCAACCGTTGCAGCCGGGCGAGTTCCGTGACGTTGATGCACCTGGTGGAAACCTTAGAGATGCGTTCATGCCGTTACCTTTTAAAGGTCCGGACGCCACGCTCCTACAACTATTGAGCACGGTTGTTCAATCCGGTCAGCGATTCGCGAGTATTGCTGATATGCAAGTGGGCGATGGTAACCAAGCAGCAGCCGTGGGCACTACAGTTGCGCTCTTGGAACGTGGATCGCGGGTTATGTCAGCGATACATAAACGTTTATACGCAGCGATGAAGTGTGAGTTTATGTTATTGGCAGACAACTTTGTAACTTATCTACCAAACATGTATCCGTATGATGTTGTTGGTGGACAAAACCAAATATTCAAAGCTGATTTTAGTCCTAAGATTGATATTATACCGGTTGCAGACCCTAATATCTTCTCACAAACACAAAGAATCAGCATTGCACAGTCAGAAATGCAAATTGCAATGACAAACCCCCAAATGCATAACATCTATCACGCATATAGACACATGTATGAAGCATTAGGCGTCAAAGATATTGACCAATTACTACCACCACCACCACAACCTACGGCTTTAGACCCTGCAAGTGAAAATATTTTGGCCTTGAACGGTAAAAAATTCCAAGCTTTCCCAAAACAAGACCACCAAGCGCACATGAAATCACATTTAAGGTTTATGGGGACGACTGTTGTACGAAATAACCCTGCAGCAATGGGAATGTTGCAACAAAATTGCATGGAGCACATACTTTTAATGGCAACAGAGCAAGTTGACATGGAATTTGCAGAAGAAAAACAAAAAATGGAACAAATAATGCAACAAGTAAAGCCCATAATGGAACAAGCGCAACAAGACCCGCAAGCTATGCAGCAAATGCAACAAAATCCGCAAATGCAACAACTGCAACAGCAAGAAGCTAACTTACAAGTACAAATGGAAGCAAGAAAAGCAAAATTAATCTCTGAGTTTATGGATGATTACGCAAAAGCAGAAAAAGAAGTCTTGAATCAAGTTGAAAATGATCCATTATTAAAATTAAAAGATAGAGAACTAGATTTAAAAGCACGTGAAGAGCAAGCTAGACAAGAAGAAGCTGAAGATAAATTAAACATAGAACGTGCTAAGATGATGCAGAATAGAGAACTAGCTGAAGATAAACTAGAACAGAATGACAATCACGCAAAACTTAGAGCGTCAGTATCACTAGCAAAAGACGGTATAAAGAATATGCAAGCAACGATTAAAGAAGGTCAAATCTAATGGCAATGAGCACTGCAGATTATTTTAGAATGATGCAAGGCGGCGTCGACCGTACAGGCTACGCAAACATGATGCCTGATCGTATAGAAAATAGAGAATCAATTGACGATCGTTTAGCTAAACTTATGGAAGCAGACACTGCAGAAGATGACATACCACCAGAAGAAACTGGTGGAGAAACTGGTGGAGACACTATTGGTAGTATACTTAAAGAAACTTTTATAGACCCGTTTACATCTGTTGATGATTCTACAGGTAAAGTTACAGATCAATCACAAGGTCAAGCTATATTAAATACAGGCCTTACAGGGGTGGCTTTTGCGCCTATGATTAAAAGAGCTTTAGTGGGAGGCAAAGGTAATCCATATAGGACACTTGCATTCCTAGCTCCTGAACTACTTTACATGGGAGGACAAGAGTTTGCACCTGAGACTACAAAAAAAGTTGAAGAGTATGTAGGAGGAACTCTTAAACCTGCTTATGATGAGTATGTTGACCCTTTTCTGCAAAAGCATACACCAATTGGGGGTTTTGGCCTTTTCGCTCCAGCGAAGGAAGCGGCATCAAATTTGTTTAATGAACTGGGAGAATATTCAAAAAATAAAAAACAAATTTTTGAAGATGATTTAATAGCACAAGGAGCAAATCCAGAATCACGTTTTTTTGATTCAGCGGTGCAAGGTGGTAGCATGACAGCAGATGATTTGTCAGAGTACGAACAAAACATGGATGCCCTATCTAATCTTTTAAACTTGGGGACAGATGATTATAACGACGGTGGCCGTGTAGGATTTAGTGTAGGTGGACAATCTCCTCGAGGTGGACTTAGAGGAGGTAGAAGAAGTGGTTTCGGTGGAACACCTGATCCAGGAGGAGGTCCAGGAGGCGGTCCAGACAACAATAAAAACGATCTTATGGGTCCAGGTTTAGACGCACCTACTATAGATCCTATGAAAGCAGTAGGATACACACCGGTGAAACAACCATCTTTAATTGATCAAGTTAAAAAATATAATTTTTTACAAGGTGTTTATGGTGATGAAGATGACGGTTTATCTTTTGGATATGATATTAATCCTTATGCAGAAGAAGCATCAGCAAAATTAAGTTATTCTTTTGCAGACGGTGGTCGTGTAGGTTTACAAAATGGTGGATTACCACCGTTGCCATCACTACCACAATACACACAACCAACCTTTGGTTATGATACTATTTTTCCAGGGGAAGGAATTCCTGGTTTTGGTAACTCAATAAGTATTGGAGGACCAGACGGACCTAGAATAATACCTGGACCAGGTGACGGACCAGGAATGTCTCCTCCTCCTGCATTTCCTCCTGTAAATACACCAGAACCACAAGCATACAATCCATACGTAAGCACAATGCCTTTGTATGATCCATCAACACTTGGTACAGGATTACCATCAACAGTTGGAGCAACTGATCCGTACATGATGTACGATCCGTATGCACCTGTTGGAGCATTCTCTAGACCTCCCTCTGAAAGCACTGGATTTTTAACAGAAGATGAAATTAAAAAAGGTTTTGAAGACATGGATAGATTTAGTTTAGCCGCACAACAAGCAAAACGTAAAGCCGAAGAAGAAGCAGCGAAGAAAGCTGCACAAAAGAATGAACCTAAAGATGGCGGTGGCGGTGGCGGTGGGTCATCTCCTGATCCCGGTAAGAATAGTGGTAGTAAAACAGGTAGTGCTGGACCAGGTGGTGCAGGTGGCAGAGCTAAAGGTAAATATAAGTAGTGAAAAAAGATGCTAAAATCAGCAAGGTAATGCGTGAGTATAAATCAGGTAAACTTAAGTCTGGTAAATCTAAGAAAAAAGTGGTAAACAAGAAACAAGCCATAGCTATCGCGCTCAGCGAAGCAGGTGTAAAAAAGAAAAAGAAAAGGAGATCATAATGATTGAATCTTTACAACAAAAATGGAACAGCTTATCTATGAAGAAGAAAGCTATTGCAGGTGCAATAGTAGCTATCATCATACTAGGAGTTATCCTTAACTAGGAGAAATAAAATGGCAATAGGAACATTAGCAAAACTTGGATTAAAAGGTTTAAAAAAACTTAAAAATAAAAAAGTAGCTGCGGGTGTTGTAGCTGGAGGCGGTGCGGGTTCTTTGCTTAAGAAAAAACCGAAAGCAGAAACTCTTCCAAAGAGAAAAGCTAGCGGTAAAACTTCTGCAAAAACATCGAGTCTAAAAAATAAAGGAAAAACGACTAAAGTAACACCAGTCAAAAACGCTGTCAGAACTAAAGACGGTAAAATTGTTAGAGACAAAAATAAAAAAGCAGTTACTTTCGGTGGTAACAAATCACCTAAAAAAGTAGGGTCTTTATTTCGGTCAAACAAAATGGGCGGCGGCATGATGAAAAAACGTATGAAGCGTGGTGGACGCGCAAAGTAGTTAGACAAACTATTATATTATAATGGGACCATTACTTTCACTTTTACCTTCGGTATTAAAAACCGGTTCAGCTATTTTTGCTAATAAACAAAAAGCAAAGATACTTATGTCGGAGGCTGCTTTATTGCATTCTCAGAAGATGGCCAACGGGGAAGTGGAGTACCAAGCCGCTGTTAGACAATCAAACGACAAAGGATGGAAAGACGAGTTCGTGCTTTTGCTTGTAAGTGCCCCAGTGATTTTATTGATATGGAGTGTCTTTAGTGAGGATCCGGACATACAAGCCAAACTGCACATGTTCTTTGAGCAGTTTAATAATCTGCCTTTTTGGTACCAGACGCTATTTGTAGGGGTCGTCGCTAGTATATACGGCCTCAAGGGAGCCGATATTTTCAAGAAAAAGTAAGGGGGACTTACGATGGGGGAAGAAGAGACGTGTGGTTGTCACACGGAAGAAAAAGCACGTTCGGGGGAATGCTGTAAACAAAAAGCCAACCCTCTCGATGAGTTTTGGCATAAACTAGGAGACAAGAAAAAGAAATATGTCAGAAGCTATAGACCCGATAAACGTAATATATAAACTACAAAGACTACTTGACGAAGGTATGGACAACAACAGCCAAGTTTTAATTGGTGGTGGTGTTGACAGTATGGACAAATACAACTATATTCTCGGAAAGATCCACACGTTGGATCAAGTAAAACAGGAACTCTCTAACCTGCTAAACCCTAAGGAGCCAGATAACGATGATGACAAAGTCACACGCATTAGAAGATAAATACAACGCTGAAGCAGATGCAAAAAAAATTGCACAGAATGAAGCAAAAAAAGAACCCTCACAAACAAATTTAGAAAAGTTACCAAACCCTACGGGGTGGCGTATACTTGTTATGCCTTTTCAAGTCAAAGAAGAAACACAAGGCGGAATTATTATAGCACAAGAAACTTTAGACAGAGCGCGAGCAGCGGTCCAAGTTGGATACGTATTGAAGATGGGTCCGCTATGTTATGAGGATAAAGATAAATATCCAACAGGTGCTTGGTGTAAAGAAAAAGACTGGGTGATTTTTGCAAGGTATGCAGGATCGCGCATGGGAATTGATGGTGGTGAGATAAGAATGTTAAACGATGATGAGATTCTAGGAACGATTGATGATCCTATGGATCTTATTCACGCAATGTAATCATAGAGGAGGATAATCTATGCAAGACGACGAAAAGATAATAGACGTTGGAGACAACGAAGAACAAGAACAAGAGATTGATCTCGATGCAGTAGCACCAGAACAATCATTAGAGGAAGAAAAAATTGATGTCGAACAAGTTAGTGAAGAGTCCGTTAGTGCACCTAAGGAATCTGTTAAGCAGTCTGATGTTCAAAAAGGCGAACTCAACGAATACTCAGAAGGTGTCAACAAAAGAATAGCTAAACTTACACGTAAGATGCGTGAAGCTGAAAGGCAAAAAGAAGAAGCTATTGCATACGCACAGAGTGTTCAACAACAAGCAACCAAATTAAAAACCCAAAATGAAAGTTTAGGTAAAAACTATGCTACAGAACTTGAACAAAAAGTTACTGCTGGTATGGCTGCAGCTAAAGCAAATTTAAAAACTGCTACAGAAGCAGGTGATATTGATGCTCAAGTAGATGCACAAAGAGCTATAGCACAACTTTCTATGGAAGAAGGTAGACTAAGACAAATACAAAACCTACAGGAACAAAGAAAACAAAGAACTATTGAAAGACCAGAACAAGAGGTTAATCAATTTGCTCAACAAGTGCCTACAAGTCAAGAATTATACCAAGCAGCACAGGAAATAGACCCTAAAGCTGAAGATTGGTCTGCGAAAAATGCATGGTTTGGTACTGATAATGCAATGACTTACACTGCATTTGATATACATAGAAAGCTTGTAGAAGAAGAAGGTTTTGACCCTTCAAGCAATGAATATTATTCTGAAGTAGATAGACGAATAAGACTTGAATTCCCACACAAATTTGATAAAGTGGTGGAATCTACAGAAGCACCGAGCCAAGCTCCAGTGCAAAATGTAGCTAGTGCCAAACGTCCGGCCGCAAAAGGACGCAGAAAAACTGTGAAGCTCACACCGTCACAGGTAGCAATTTCTAAAAGATTAGGTGTGCCGCTAGAAGAATATGCGAAACAATTAGCCGCGAAGGAGGTATAAGCATATGACAAAAAAAGATACAGAAACTAAAACTGTTAAAACTTCCCGCGTGAGTCAGACTAGAGCTAAAACTGAAAAGCCTAAAGTTTGGACTCCTCCATCATCACTAGATGCACCGCCTGCGCCAGACGGTTATAGACACAGATGGATAAGAACCGAAAGTATGGGTTTTGACGATAGTCAGAACATGTTCGGTAAATTAAGATCAGGATGGGAATTGGTAAGATCCGACGAATATCCAGATCATGATTATCCAAGTATCAATGACGGTAAATACGCAGGAGTGATTGGGGTTGGTGGCCTTGTGCTGGCAAGGATAACCGAAGAGCTCGCAAAGTCTCGTGAACAGTATTTTAATCAACAAAATGCTGATCGCAATGAAGCTTTAGAAAACGATGTCTTAAAGGAACAGCATCCAAGCATGCCGATCAATCAAGAGAGGCAGGCTCGTGTAACTTTTGGTGGTACAAAGAAGGACTAATCCTTTAGTAATTCCTACCCATCGATTTTAATAACTTAATTTCCTTAAGGAGGAATATAACATGGCAAATAAAGACGCAGCCTTCGGTGTAAGACCCGTAGGTAAAGTTGGTCAGAATAGAGACAACGGTGGTTTATCCGAGCATATTATTACTGCATCAGCAACAGCTATTTTCCAAAATGATCTCGTGAAAATGAAATCAGATGGTTCAGTAGAAGTTGCAGGAGCAGGAGGTAATGTTGTGGGATCACTCAACGGTGTTTTCTTTACTGACGCATCAACAAGCAAACCTACTTTTGCAAATCATCTGAAAGGTAGTAATACCGCTACAGATATAAAGGGGTTTGTATACGACGATCCTTATCAAAGGTTCGAAATTCAATCAAATAACACTGGAGCTTCTGCTCTTACTGATATCAACAACGCAGCTGATATTGAGTATGCAGCAGGCGCAGCACCGAGCTTCATCTCGAAATCGGAGTTAAATGATTCAACTCTAGCAGCGGGAGCAGCTACATTAAAAATTCACGGTCTTTCAAATGATCCTGAAAATAATACTGTAGGTTCTGCAAACGTTAACTGGATTGTTTCTATAAACGAGCACGAGTATGGAAAAGGTGTAGCTGGTATATAATAATAGCATTTAGGAGGACATAAAAAATGGCTATATCAAGACAACAACTAGCAAAAGAGCTAGAGCCAGGTCTAAATGCATTATTTGGACTTGAGTACAAAAACTACGAAAATCAACACACGGAGATTTTCGACACTGAATCAAGTGACAGAGCTTTTGAAGAAGAAGTAATGTTATCTGGATTCGCTAACGCATCAGTTAAGCCTGAGGGTTCTGCGGTATCTTTTGATTCTGCTAACGAGACTTTCACTGCACGTTACACTCACGAGACAATTGCTCTCGCTTTCTCTATCACTGAGGAAGCTATTGAGGATAACCTGTACGATAGTATCGCTAAGCGTTATACAAAAGCACTAGCAAGATCTATGGCTAACACGAAGCAAATTAAAGCAGCAAATGTATTAAACAATGCATTTGATTCTAATTTTAAAGGTGGGGACAATGTAGAACTTTGTTCTGAAGTACACCCAACTATTTCTGGAACTTTCAGAAACGAATTAGACACTGCTGCTGACCTTAACGAAACATCTTTAGAGCAGTCATTGATTGACATTGCTGCTTTCGTCGATGAGCGTGGGTTAAAAATTGCGGCTAAAGGAGTAAAAATGATTATTCCTTCAGCTTTACAATTTACTGCTGAAAGACTGATGAAGACAGCTGGTCGTACTGGGACTGCTGACAACGATATCAATGCGATAGCGTCTAAAGGCATGATCCCTCAAGGTTATGTAGTGAACAACTACCTAACTGATACAGATGCTTTCTTTATCAAAACTGATGTTCCTAATGGATTGAAAATGTTCCAAAGAGCAGCTTTAAAAACTGCTATGGAAGGCGATTTCGATACTGGAAACGTTAGATATAAAGCGAGAGAAAGATACAGCTTTGGGTTCTCTGACCCAAGAGGTATTTTCGGATCTCCAGGTGTATAATCGTTAGATTAACACTAATTATTAAGGGGCCTTCGGGCCCCTTTTTATTTGCAATCACTATACTAAAAGCGTATAATCGACTCACTGCATATATAAAACAGTCAGCATAGACTCATGCAGTAGACAATGTCTCAGACTATGTTGGCGGAAAAGGAGACCAATTATGGCAAATTCAACTTTCTCAGGTCCTTTAAGATCTGAAAGCACAGTAAAAACTGTTAGTAAAAATGCAACTACGGGAGCAATTACTGAAATTATAACTATGGGTGATGCACCTGTAGCGTTAGGCGACGAAGATAAAACTCTTGATGCTGCAACGCACAGTGGAAGAACTCTTGCGGTTCCTGCAATCGGAGCCAATAGAACTATCACTCTACCTGCACCAGTTGCTGGACAAACTTACAAGTTTATCTACGCTGGAGCTGCAGAAGAAACAGAGAACCTAATTATTGTAACACCAGGAAATAGTAATTTTTTCTTAGGTGGTATCGTACACTTAGACTCTAATGCAGATAACGTATCTGTTTACTCTGACGGAAACTCTAACTCAAGTTTAACTCTTACAGACAGTGGTTTGTTTGAGATTAATATTGTTGCTAAAGATAGCACCAATTACTACATTTGGGGTTACGCAGAAGGCGCAGATGTACCTGCATTTGCAGATCAATAATAACTAAAACTCTGAGTAGGGGCGTAATGGCCCCTACTCTTTAGTAGGAGGAAAACAAAATGGCGGACGTAGTATTAACGCAAACACTTTTTCAAGGTGATAAAAAACTAATTACTCATTATAATAACGTGTCTGATAGCACAGGCGGAACTACAACTATAGTTGATGTTTCAGGATTAAGTCCTGCACCAAGTAGAGTTACTCTAAACAAAGTTTGGTACAGTGTATCTATGACGGCAAAAGTAGATTCAATTAGACTAGTTTGGGATGCAACCACTGATGCAACTTTTTTAAATTTAGAAGGTGATGGACACCTAGACTATAGTTCAATAGGCGGTCTTAAAAACAATGAAGCTAGTGGTGTTACAGGAGATGTTAAGTTGGTGTTTCCAGCATGTACTTCTGGTGATTCAGCAACAGTTACTTGCGAGTGGATTAAAACTTATTAATAGGGAGTAGCATATGCCAAACACTACTTCAGGAACAGCAACGTTCGAAAGTAGCTTTTATATAGATGAGATTCTAGAAGAAGCTTACGATCGAATTGGTGTACAAGAGCTTACTAGTTATCAGTTGAAATCTGGAAGACGTTCATTAAATATAATGTTTCAAGAGTGGGGCAATAGAGGAATACACTATTGGCAACTGCAAGAAACTAATATTGATCTTGTTGAAGGACAAGCTGAGTATCATTTTTTCAGAAGTGCTGCTGACGATACAGCAGACACTAACAGGGCACAAGCTACAACTAATCAAACACCATCTACCATTTTTGGTATGGATGATGTTCTTGAAGCTACATACAGAACAAATAGAACTCAAACAACACAGAACGATACAGCCATGTCAAAGATAGACAGGTCAACATATTCTGCGTTGTCCGCTAAACTAACAAAAGGTCAACCTAGTCAGTATTATGTTCAACGTTTTATAGACAGAGTTACTATAAGTATATATCCCACTCCGGATTCAACAGCAGCTTCTGCTGATATGAAAATTTATTTTATAAAAAGAATGGAAGACGTAGGTGACTACACTAATGCAGCAGATGTTCCTTATCGATTTGTACCATGTATGGTTTCTGGACTCGCTTATTATCTATCTCAAAAATTTAAACCAGAGCTAGTTAATATTTTAAAAATGAATTATGAAGATGAATTAAACAGAGCGTTAACTGAAGATGGTTCTTCAACTAGCACTTACTTAACCCCGAAAGCGTATTATCCAAATGTCTAATTATGCATCAGGAAGAAAATCAAAAGCAATATCAGATCGTAGTGGTATGGCTTTTCCGTATACAGAGATGGTTAAAGAGTGGAATGGGTCGTTTGTGCACAAATCTGAGTTTGAATCAAAGCACCCACAGATAGAACCAAACATTCATAGAGCAGACGCTCAAGGCTTAGCTAATGCAAGACCAGATAGAGTTGAAACAGCTGCACCTAATTTATTAAAAAGTGATTCTTTTAAAACAGGGTCTGCTAGTTCTTCAACAATTACGGTAACAGAAGAAAGCCATGGCAGATCAACAAGTGATACTGTTCGTTTTTATGGTTCTCTTAGTTTTGATGGTATTACAAACACAAATATAAATAGATCTGCAGGTTACACAATAACTGTGGTAGACACGGATACATACACATTCTCAGTGTCGACAGATACTGCAACAACTGGTAATATAAGAGGAGGAGGGTTTCGCGCTTATGCAGGACCCGTTACAATAACACCATGACCACATATTCAGAGCTAGTAACACAGATAAGAGATTATACAGAAACAGATAGTAATGTTTTAACGACAACTATTATTAATGATTTTATCGAACACGCAGAACTAAAAATATTTAGACAAGTAGATTCCGATGCGTTTAGAAAATATGCTACAGCTTCTTTAACTGCCTCAGACCCCTTTGTTGCAACACCAGGACAAATTCCAACAGATTTTTCATACGTTAGAACAGTTTCCATATTTAGTGCTTCTGGTTCTTTAGGTGGTTTAACTGATAACGAACGTATAATCTTAACTAAAAAAGATCAGGCTTTTATGTCTGAATATTGGCCTAATAGAAACAGCACAGGTATACCAAAATACTATTCAAATTGGGATCAGGACACATTGTTTGTTGCTCCTACACCAAATGCAGCGTATTCTATGGAACTTGCGTATATAGCGCAACCAACAGGACTATCTTCAAGTACAGCAACAACTTGGATTAGTAATAATGCTCCAGATGCTTTATTATATGCCTGCCTTGTAGAAGCATTTAAATTTCTAAAAAACCCTGAGATGATGGCCATGTACACGCAATCATATCAAGGAGCAATTCAAATCTTATCTTCAGAGCAAATGGGTTTCAGAAGAAGAGACGATAATAGAGATGGTGTGGTTAGAATGCCAATTCCATCAGGAAACCCGTAAGGAGATTTTATGGCTAATGCAATATCAAATGTTTTTAAAGACCAACTTTTAAAAGGTAATCACAATTTTACAACAAGTGGTGATACATACAAGATAGCTTTGTATACATCTTCACGTACTGCTGCAGCAACGGACACTGTTTACGACACAACAAACGAAGCATCGGGAACAGGTTACACAGCTGCAGGAAACACATTATCAAAAAATGGTGTAACTGGGGGATCAAGTGCATCAACAGCCTTTGTAGATTTTGATGACACGTCTTGGACTACGGTAACAGTAACAGCACAATATGCATTAATATATCAATCTTCTGGAGCGGCAGCGACAGCAAGTGCTAGTGCAGTTTGTTGGTTAGATTTCGGGGGTAATTTCTCAACTACAGCGGGCACATTTACAATACAATTTCCAGCAGCAGGAACGAGCACAGCAATTATAAGGTTAAGTTAGAGGTTTGAATGGCATTAGTTCTTAATGATAGAGTCAAAGAAACCACAACGACAACTGGACAGGGTACCATATCTTTAGGTGGAGCTGCAACTGGTTTTGAAACATTTGTAACTGGTATTGGTGATACAAATACAACTTATTATATTATTGCACACGAATCAGACGGCACATGGGAAATAGGTATTGGAACTGTAGCTGACGCGTCTCCCGACACTCTTGCACGAACCACGGTTATTGATACATCAGCAGGTAATACAACTAAAATAGATTTTGCAGCTGGTAATAAAACAGTATTTTGCACATTGCCTGCAAGCAAAGTTGTGTTTGAAGATGCGGATAATGATGTTACTTTACCTGCTAACTTAGATGTTGGTGGTAATCTAACAGTAACAGGTAATGCAGTTATCTCCGGAAACCTTACATTTGGAGATGCGGATACAGACAGCATTAACTTAGCTGCTGAGATTGATTCTAACATAATACCAAATACAGATAATACTTATGATTTAGGTAGCTCATCAAAAGAATGGAAAGATATTTATATTGATGGTGTTGCTTATTTAGATGCTATCAATTTTAACGGTACAGCTATTAGTGCAACTGCTGCAGAATTAAATATACTTGATGGTGTTACTGCAAGTGCTACAGATATTAATCTTATTGATGGAATAACCAACGGAACAGTAATAGCAAGCAAAGCTATTATAACAGATTCAAATAAGGATATAACTGGTGGTAGAAATATTACTATTAGTGGTGAACTTGATGCAGCTACTTTAGATATTAGTGGTGACGCAGATATAGATGGCACATTAGAAGCTGATGCTATAACAGTTGATGGCACTGCTTTATCTAGTGTGATTGCAGGGACAACAGTTACGCTAGCATCTACAGTAACAGTTACAGACAGCACAGCTAACACAAACTTTCCTGTTGTATTTCACAATGAATCAAATGGTTTATTAGATGACACAGGCGCACTAAGATATAATCCAAGCACAGGAGAATTACTTGTACCTAAACTAACTGTGGCAGGAACAATTACGACTGTAGATACAGTTACAATGCAAGCTGAAAATGCAATAGTATTTGAAGGAGCTACAGCTGATGCGAATGAAACTACACTTACAATTATAGATCCTACTGCTGATAGAACAATTAATCTACCAAACGTTTCAGGCACAATACCTGTATTAGCAGCTGTAAGCACAACACAGATTACATCTACACCTGAAGAATTAAATATACTAGATGGTGTTACATCAACAGCAGCTGAACTAAATATACTAGATGGCGTTACATCAACAGCAGCTGAACTAAATATACTAGATGGCGTTACGTCTACCGCTGCAGAACTAAATATACTTGATGGTGTAACATCAACAGCTGCAGAGTTAAATTTATTAGATGGTGGCACTTCAGTTGGTAGTTCAATCACACTAGCAGATTCTGATGGCATTGTGACTAATGATGGTGGCACGATGAAGACCATACCTGCGTCAGATATTAAAACTTACGTTGGCGCAGCGTCAGGTGCCTTTTCAATAAATAATTTAGATATAGATGGTGGCACGGATATTGGTGCAGATTTAGCTGGAGCTGATTTAATTATAGTTGACGATGGAGCGGGAGGCACTAATCGTAAATCAACATTAACTAGATTAATGACTTTTGTTAATGCAAACGTTAGTTCATCAAACCCTGCAGCGGATGATATTCAAACAGGCGATGCTGCGGTTACAATTGCAACAACATCTGGTAATATTACACTAGATGCACAGGGCAGTGATACAGATATTTTATTTAAAGGCACTGATGGTTCATCAGATATAACAGCTTTAACTCTTGATATGTCTGAAGCGGGTACAGCTACATTTAACCACGACATATTATTAGGTGATTCAGGAGAAATTAAATTTGGTGATTCTGGTGACCTAAGAATTTATCATGATGGTAGTGACAGTTATGTTAGAGATGTAGGCACTGGTGCTTTATACGTAGAAGGTGAAACTTCTGTAAATATTAGATCTAATTCAACTTCTGAAAAAATGGCTGTATTTAATAGTAACGGTTCAGCAGAACTTTATCACAACAATTCAAAAAAATTCGAAACTACTAGCACAGGAACAGATACGACCGGAAATATAGTCGTATCAGGTACTGTTGATGGCGTTGATATCGCAGCAAGAGACGCAGTATTAACTTCTACAACTACAACTGCAAATGCTGCCTTGCCTAAAGCAGGTGGCACGATGACAGGCAACATTGCTCATGCAGGTGATTTTACTATAGATGCCGGTGGAGATATTATACTAGATGCTGACGGTGCCGACATCACTTTAAAAGATGGTGGAACTACATTTGGTTCATTTATTCAATCAAGTAATAATTTTGAAATTCACACCAGTGGTTCGGACAACGACATTTTATTTAAAGGTAGTGATGGTGGTTCAACAGTAACAGCTCTTACTCTTGATATGTCTGCTCAAGGTGCTTTGGTAATTAATAGTGACATTAAAGTTCCTGATAACGGAAAAGCTACATTTGGTGCTGGAGAAGATTTACAAATATATCACGATGGTTCTAACTCATACATAGATGACAATGGCACAGGTGATTTTGATATTAGGTCTAATGGAACTAAAATTTCATTAAAAAGAGTAGCTGATGGACACGAGGGACTTAGATATACATTAGGTGGTTCTATATTATTAAAACATAATAATAATACAAAATTAGAAACCACTGCTACTGGTATTACAGTTACAGGAACAGTAGCAGGTGACGTTGTATCTGGTCAAACTGCTGAAACAAGTATTGCAAGTGATGACCTTATTGCAGTTTATGATACGTCAGCAAGTGCAATTAGAAAAGCAACTATTGCAAATGCAGCTTTGGCAGGACCAACTGGCCCGACAGGACCAGCGGGACCGACAGGACCAGCGGGACCGACAGGACCAGCGGGATCGGATGGAAGTGATGGAAGTGATGGAAGTAATGGACCAGCGGGACCAGCGGGACCAGCGGGACCAGCGGGACCAGCGGGACCAGCGGGACCAG